CAATGACCCAAGCAGACTTGAACTCGTATTCCTCAATCGACTCAATCGCGTATTTGGCCCCTTCGTAAGCAAGCCAGTCGTCCTTCACCAACACGAGATTCGGAGCGTCGCGCCGCTCAATGATAAAGACACGCTTACCACCCTCGTGCGAGCCACCCATGACCATCTGCTTATTGGCCGAGATAATAGAGATATTTCGCTCCACCTCTCGCGTCACTTTGACGGGCAGAATGATCGCACGAGAAATTCGTGTTGCAATCGTCTTGACTTCGGCCACACCAGTTTGCGGGTCGGCCTCCGAGGAGACGAGATGATAGATAACGATTGCCCCGCCATAGAGCCTCTTAAGGCTGTATAGAGCAACCTGAATCTGACGATTGAGAAACTTCTGGCTCATGGCACTACCACTATTTATTGTCTTGGTTCAGGCAACTCGCCTTGCATGTCCATCTCTCGTTCATCGCCTGCTCCAGCCGACGCATGATGAAGGTGTTCTTAGCAATAACCCTCGTGCATTTCACCACCAGTGGCAGCAAAATGCTTTTGTGATCGTCCTCTAACTTCATGATTCGCGCCGACATTCGATTCTCGCGATGCCACCCCTGCCAAAGGAAGAAGGCCACAACAATGGTGAGCGGTCCATACTGTCGCAAGACGGTGATGGCCTCACCAAAATCAATCTGAGCAAACAACAAATCCATGTCGTATCTCCTCTGCTGCGAGGCGCGAGAAGTCTCCCGCCCGGACAGTTCCGGGCGGGAGACTTGATTACGCGCTCAGGACGCAAGGTTGCTTAGCCCAGCAACACTGCGCACAGGTCGGTATCCAGAACGGCAATACCGGCCAGGATGTCGAGATTGACAACCGTGCCGCCATTCTGAATGTCGTACTGCATCGAAACCCGCATGGCGATGTCGTTGTAGACACCGACGTGCGAGAGGACGCCCATCGCATTGTTCGGCACAGCCAGGGGGCGCGTGACGAGGGCAAGGGCATCCCGGTGAAACGCCATGTTGAGCGAGCCGCCAGGGCCGGGGAACGCCGCCTGGTCATTTATCAAAGCAACGTCCAGCGGACGATCCAGGATCACGGACTGATCCGTGGTGCTGGCGCTAAGCCACGACTCGATCACCGTGTAGACACGGCGAGCAGAGCCGGTGCCAAACGCGACCAACTGACCAACTTGAGGGGCAACAGTCCAACCATCCAGAACGATGGCTTCCGCATAGCCCAACGCATAGCCGCCCTGGACCGCGCACGCCTTGTAGACCGTGACCACAGCGTCATTGGCAACCGAATACTTCAGCGCGGCGCTCAGCGTCATGCCGACCGGGGTGCCAGCGCCCGAAGTAGCCGTGAGATAGGTGGGCTGATCGTCGCCCGCCACTGTCACGTACTCATTGGCCGCACGCGCGCCTGTAAAGCCATTGACCGTCAGTTCACCAGCTTCGCCAGCGGCATAGCCAGAAACTTCGTCAATTGCACCGATCACAGTGTCACAGCTAACAGCCGCCACACTGTTGACGTTCTGGTCCATGTAGGTGTTGAACCCAAGGATGCGGCCGAGGGTAGCGTTCTGCAACGCCGTCCCGCCGTCTCCGCGCTCGTTGGCCTTGAGGAACAGTTCGTTCTTCAGCAACGCCGTCTCCGCCGTAGCCGCCAGAACGAGATTACGTCCGTCCGCCGGGGCCTTGTTGACGTTCATCTTCTCGCGAGCTTCCAGCAAGAAGTCCTTGCTGTTGGCACTCGTCAGATTCCCGAGCCGGCCGACCTTGTTCGCGAGGAACTTGTGAGCCTGGCCGAGAACCGCGCGGTCCACGGCGCGGGCGATCGTCTGCATACCAGGGCGCAGATAGATGTCCACGAGGTCCTGGAAGCTCTTGCTGGCCTCGCCATCCTTGATGACGAAGCTGTTGTAAATCCACTGATCCAACGGCACGCGCACGTTGGTAGCGTTTGCGTCCTGCTGCGTCAGCGCAGTGCCGTCCTTCTTACGGCGAATGCGGAAAGTTCCCGGCTTGCGAGTGTTCACCACGTCGCCGTAGCTGCGAACTTCCGACTCGAAGTCGCGGTGGACGAGGTTCGCGATGACCATATTCTCTTCGAGAATGGCCAAGCCTTCGTTCGCCCACTGCTCGGGAACGTAAGCGTCGTTGTCGTTGGCGAAGCAAGCGAATTGGGCCTGGGACAGATACAGAGTCTTCATGTGTTTACCTTTCGGTTTGTCAAGAAACGAAACGGGCCGCGACTGCGGCCATCAAACGGACAAACCCCTGGTGAGACGTTACGAGCGGTTGGCCTTAAGAGGCCGGAGTCCGAGAAGCTCAGGGTTCTTCGCGCGAAGCTCCCGATACTGTTGCGGAGTCAACTTCGCAACATCAATACGACCACTCTGACCCGGCACAAGGCCGCCGGTTGCCGATCCCGCTCCGATACCGCTGACCACGCCGGATTTGAATTGATTGCCATACTCTGGCAACTCCTTCATCCGCTTGACCGCTTCATCGGGTGTATGAACATAGAGCGTGGACTCACCGGTCTTGGGATCGGCGCCGGGCATTTCAACGACAACCTTAAATCCGTTAGATCGTTTCGTCACAGGGTCCATCTCTTCAATCATTTTCGTCATAGGCTTCAACAGCGTGACGATTTGAGACGCACTAAAGGCGTCATTCTTGATCGCGGCGTCTTGCAGCGATCGCTGTACAGTAGAATCACGGTATCTCGACTCCCAAACACGAGTCATTTCCTCCAACGCCGTCAGTTTCACCTGATACGACGCTTCCAACTCCTGTTTCTCCAAGACGGCTTGCTGCTCTTTCGATCGCAATTGCCCCTGGACCGCTGCCAAGTTTTCTTGCAGTGACTTCCGGTCACTCTCGCTAAGAGTGTTGGATTTCAAAGAATCCTGCAGACGTGTCTCCATCGTCTTGAGTTGCACCTGATGCTTCCGCCGGTCCTCAGCCAGAAACTTATTCAAATCGTCTTGGGTGTACATAGTGCCCGCTGCACCAGCCCCATCCCCGACTACTCCAGCCGCACCAGCCGCTCCAGCAGCGCCAGCGGCACCTTCGCCCTCAAAGCACGAGAATTGAGCACGCGAACGATACAGATCAAACAACATTGGAAGCCCTCACCTGGCCGAATTAAACAGAGTCATCAGTGGCCTTCGGACCAGTTCGTCAGCCGACTCTTCCTAGCGATGCTGGCCTGCTAGTAGGGCGATCGAACTACACGTTCGATCCAGTGCAGCGGGTTATGACTATGACACCCTTGACAGTTTGATGGCGTCAGGATCGCGAAGATAGGGCGAGAGCAATCGCCATGCCAACGCATTAGGCACGAGATTTACAAGATGTTCAACGGGTATCATGCTGCGATCGTAAGAGGTTCGCACAGCCCCGTAGCCCACACTCGTCACCATCAACGCTTCAAGTTCAAGTTCCGCATCCCTGTCATCAAGCAGACTGTGAGCGATCTCATAGCTCGCCCGGCGGATGTCTTCCGGCACCACTATGTCTGCGCCGCGCGGAAACTCGCGAACTTGAGCAGCCTCGGCCGCCCGGGTCTGGGCCACGGTCGGTTCGGTAGATTGCTGCTTAATCACCCAGACCGTGTGCTTGTCGCCCTTGAAAGCCAGCCCATCAATCAGGCGAGTGGCCGCAATCAGGGCATTGGTCCGGTCCTTGGTCGAAGCGGCACTCCACGCAAACTCGTGAAGCCGTGTGTCGAAGTAGGCGATTGCCTCCTCTAAGCCGCCGTAGAAAGTAGCGTCAAGTGGCATAAGTCACCTATACGACAACAAGGATGTAAGTTACGGTTGCGAGTATCCTCGCAGCCAGTGTGCATCGGGCGTATCATGCTGGGCGTACCAACCCTCGCCCCACAAGTCTTGAAGCCGTTTGAAATACGATTCGTATTTCCAACGCACGGCTTCCATCGAGTACAGGGATACAGCACGCTGATGAATGTAGTAGGGACTCAGCTTAGGAGCCTCTTTCGCAGCCCACACGAATTCATTAAGGGTGTGACAGCGGAAGCCCGTCTTACCATGCTCAACAGTCTCAGGGAAAGCTCCAAAGTCAGTGGTGATCGCGGGCGTGCCCGCCATCTGAGACTCAA